CCCTGGTACATCACTTCAGTTTTTTGGTACCCACCCCGCACCGCCCTCCGGTACAAGGTTAGCACTGCGCAGTGGTAAAGTGGTAACGCGTTGCAGTAGTACAGCGTTAGCACGTCAGCGTGGTACCGTGAGTGCGCGAAGTTAGTTGTGTCTAACTTAGTACTATAGTACTATGAAAAAATGTTCACAATTTGTTCATATTTAGTCCATAGCTAGTACATATTTATGTGCTTATTGCATGATAGAGTACTTCCTGGTACTATTGATTTGTTCACAATTTGTTTACAATTTGTACATACGCTGTTCACATCTGTTATATATAATGTATATAAAGATAAAGGAAAGGGATACTCAAAGAGAGTATCAAGGGTATATGTAATATGAAAAGATATATTGAACTGAATAATGAGACTTTTAAAGTTAGACATTTCAGGGGTGAATTACATCCAATTAAAGAAGTCCGCACATTAACGGATTGCTACGCAAGACCTAGTGAAGTCAAAAAAGAAATATATAATCACTGGTATAATTGGTATCTGAGTTTTGATAGTTCAGACTATGAAATAGTCAATATGACAATACAATCATATAATACACATATGTTCACTATTCGTATGGATGTACTTGATAACAAAACACATAACTTTATAGGTTGTATTTATATAACTAAAACAAGTCAAGAGTTTTGGCTAGCTTAAAGCTAGCGAGCTGGTGCAACTCCAGCTCTCTTGTATCACTGATAGTAATATCAGTAACTAACAATTAAACACAAAAAGAAATGGAGACAAACATTATGAAGAAAGAAAAAATGATAACACGTACAATTGTAACAACAAATGCGGAGATTATGGCTTTTAATCTCGATACGAATGAAGTTATAACGCTTAACGAGTCCTATATTGGTGACTTGAGCGATAAGGAAATTGAAAAACAGTTTTCTGTTGATTATAACAATAGTGCAAAATTCTTAAAGCTTGTAAGTGCCGAGAAAACATCTAAATTATACGGCATTACTGAAAAGGATTTTCTACAGTACGCTGTAGAACTTGACGAAAATAGAAAAGAGGTGAAATAATATGTTATTGGAAAGTTTATACAGAGTGTTATGCGAAACTCAGCGAGTAACACTACAAGATATAAGAGAGCAAAAAACATTATGGTACGGCTTAGTTAGAGATATTCCACTAGAATATTTAAGTTGGACAGTATTAGGTGTTACATCTTGTGCAATCAATTTAAATGCTTCGGAAATTAGAATAGTCTTAGTTTAGCCTAAGTGCAAAGCACAGCGTGGTGCAAGTCCACGCGTAGGTTTTTACAATTGAATAGAGCAAAGAACGAAAGGAGGCGAAAATATGATAGTAAGAAAATTTATTTAGCGTAATTCCAAATGACAGTATTCTATTACTATCAGATACTAAAGAAAAGATGGAATTGTATAAAGGAACAATGTTGAATGTATCAGCTTGTTATTTAGATTATACAGTGGATGAAATAAAGCCTTGCATAATTGATGATATTTTTATTGGTATTAAAGTTGATATACATAGTTATTTAATATATTAAGGAGGAGAAAAATGACAAACAATATCAAGCTTGGCACGCTTGTCAAGTATAGCATAACAACAAGTTTCTGCTTACACGATTTACAGTATGACATAACTGAATTTTACACTCGTTCACAGATACTTGAAAACAAACAACTTTCACGTATGAAAGTAGTACATTTTAAGGTAGTCGCAGGAAAACAAATGATTTATGTAGATGTAGAAGAGTAGAAAAGAGGTTACAAAATGTTTTACAAAAATAGAAAAATGTCACAATCAGAAATTGATGAAATTTACGAGGATTTTGTCATAGAAATAGCTACAAAAGTATCTAAAAAGGTAAAAGGTAAAGTTTTCTATGGTTATGCCAATATAGAAGATATGTGGTATATCATAGTAAAGACACGTGAACTAGGTGAAAAAAGGTTTTTCCTTGACACGCTTGACTACGATATGCTAAGCGGTGTATCATCAAAGGAAATAGCATATAATATAGTTAAGTTTTATAAAGAATTAATAGAAAAGAGGTTTTTTATAATATGACGCAGAAAAGAAAACATAAATTAGAGCGAATAGTTCGTAAGGAATATAGTCAATTTGAAACAACGTCAATTGGTAAAAATAATAGTATGAGAATAATAACACAGTTATTTAATTTAATATGGTATAAAATAGAATATTTATACCTTATAAAAAGAATAGATTACAAAGAAAAAGTATTTATGAAAGAATGTAATATATTATATATGTATTATTGTCATCGAATGGTACAACATATTTATAAATAATTTGTACAAGTTTTCGTAAATTTTCGTAAATTGCAGAAAACTAAATGTGGAAAAGTTCATAAAATGTTCATAATTTAGACATACTGCATTTACATCACTACTGTACTATATAATATGTAAAGAGGTATTACATCTCTTACGAATACGTTTGCTATATTGGTATACCTGCGCTAGTGCTAGACAATACGACACTCGCTAGCGCAGACTCCTCAAAAAAGGCGGTGAACACATGATAGAAACGTTATACGCACAACTCATAACTGACCCTAACACTATAAAGGTCTTGTGCAGAACAGATAAGCGTGATGTAACAACAGAAACGATATATCGAGACGATTGCAAAATTATAATTCGTCATAAAGCAGATGATTTTCTTTCCTGCTTGATAGTCAAGAGATAGAAAAGCTATCATCAAATAGATTGCAAAGCAAACTTGACTACTACACCTATTGGTGTTACAACTTTATTACAATTAACTTTACAAACCATAGCACAAAGAAAAGGAGAAAAAACTATGAGAAAACCAATGGTCACGCGTACAATTATTTCAACATCTGTCACAGCTTTATGCGTAAATCCACAGGCAGCAGAGACTTTCGAGCAGGAGTTTACACTTAGTGGTAAAATACTCGAAAAAGACAAGGCTTTAAAGAAAGTATCAAAGCTCTATAACACAGAGGATTGCACTATCGTTGCAATTCGTGAACTTAAAGAAGTAAACGAACTTTATGGAATGGATGAAGCAGATTTCATTGCAGGAGCAAAGATACTCGACCCTGCTACACGTAAAGAGATTGAGACAGAGCAGACAGAAGCAGAATAAAAAGAAAAGGAGATAAACAATTATGTCAATTACAATTAATACACAGTCAAGAGATTTTACAGAGGTAGAACAGTATTTAATGACATTGGATAGAGGTATTAAGTCACTCAAGGACGTAGAGAACAATACATCCATTCCAGTAGCAGGTTACCTTACATTCACAGACGAAAAAGAGAACGGAGATAGTGTTGAGATTTTATCAATTATTACTCCAGACGATGAAGTATTCTCTTGTCAGTCAGCTACTTTCAAGCGTAGTTTTGATAATATAACTAACATCATGCACGGTAAACAGTTTAGTATTATCAAAGTTAGTGGTACAACAAAGGCAGGCAGACCTTATATTAACTGCGCACTTGATGTAAAATCAGTAAAATAAAAAATTTATATTTCTGCTGACCCTTGCTATTAAGTTAGCGGGGGTCATATTAATTTAGGGAGGAGAAAAAGTATGGCAAAGAAACGATTTACAAAAAACCAAAAAGCATTACATGATTTAATGCAAGAATATGCTGATAAAGGTGTCGATGTTTCATACATTGATGTCCCTAAAACTATAACACAAAAGTTTTTAAAAGAAACAAGAGAAGATTTAGAAGATAGATTTACTGCACAGCAACATGATATTGTAGATACTATTAAAGAAATATTATATGATTTACCTAATAGTAGATATGTTTATAATCATTCATATAATAAAATGAATGAAATATCATTGGAAAGCTTTTATTACAAAGCTATATCCATGTTACAAGATAATCTACAGGAGTTTGGAGAAGCATATTATAAACACTTAAAAGACAATGAAAGTAAAATTATAGAAAATTTAGAAGTAATAGCAGGAGATAGCGAAGATAGTAGGATACGATCAAATATAGTACAAACATTAAACATTTTATCTTATAATAATATGTCAAAAGAAATGGAAATTGTTACAAATAATTGGTTAGAAACACTTGCTAATTATAATGAATAAGAAACAAAATGTTAGAAGATTTATGTGTGATTTTGAGACTACAGTTTATAAAGGGCAAGTATCAACAGAAGTTTGGGCAAGTGCAAGCGTTGAGTTTTACACAGAAAATGTAAATATTTTTCATTCAATAGACGAGCAGTTTCAATATTTTAAAACATTAAATTGTGACATAGTTGCTTATTATCATAACTTAAAATTTGACGGAAATTTTTGGATGTCATATTTGCTAACAGAATTAAAGTATGAACAAGCTATCCATTACTTAAATGATGAACAGACTCAAGCGGAATTTATTAGTATAAAAGATATGAAAAATAAAACTTTTAGATATACAATTTCTGATATGGGTCAATGGTATACATTAACTATTAAAGTTAATAATCACATAATAGAACTAAGAGATAGCTTAAAACTATTACCATTTTCAGTAAAGCAAATAGGAAAATCTTTTAAAACAAAACATCAAAAATTAGAGATGGAATATGCTGGTTATAGATATGCAGGCTGTAATATAACTGATGATGAAAAACAATACATAGCTAATGATGTATTAGTAGTTAAAGAAGCACTCGAACAGCTATTCAATGATGGGCACGATAAACTTACAATAGGTTCATGTTGCATGGAAGAATATAAAAAATCTACAGGTGCATATGATTATGAAGATTTATTCCCACCACTTGATGAAGTTGTCATTGATAAAAATATTTATGGTTCGTCAAATGCTGACGAATATATACGTCACAGTTATAGAGGTGGTTGGTGCTATTTAGTAAAAGGAAAAGAAAACATAATCAGGCATAATGGTGTGACAGCAGATGTGAACTCTTTATATCCTAGTATGATGCACTCTCAAAGTGGTAATTATTTTCCAATAGGTAAACCATATTTTTGGACAGGAAATATAATACCGAATGAAGCTATAGGTGAAAATAAATATTATTTTTTAAGAATAAAAACACGCTTTTATATAAAAGAAAATATGTTACCATTTATTCAGATAAAAGGTAATCACTTATATAAAGGCACAGAGTCATTAACGACTAGTGATATATTAAATAAAGACGGAACATATAATCGTTACTATAAAGATAAAAATGGGAACATACACGACAGTACAGTAATAATGACAGTAACCATGACAGATTACAAATTAATGTTAAAGCACTATGAACTAGTTGATTTTGAAATCTTAGACGGTTGTTGGTTTTATTCTGATATAGGAATTTTTGATAATTACATCAATCATTACGCAGAAATTAAAATGAACAGTAAAGGTGCAAAGCGTACAGAAGCAAAATTGTTTCTCAATAACCTTTATGGTAAACTCGCTAGTAGTTCCAATAGCAGTTTTAAGGTTGCATATGTAAAAGAGGATGAAAGTATAGGTTTCTATATAGTTCCTGCTAATAATAAAAAGGTGGGGCATATAGCAACGGGTAGTGCAATAACATCCTATGCACGAAACTTTACGATAACAGCCGCTCAAAAAAATTACTATGGTGTAGACAAAACGGGATTTATTTATGCTGACACTGACAGTATACATTGTGACTTACCTGCTGATAAGATAAAAGGCATAACAGTAGACCCTGTGAAATTTTGCTGTTGGAAACTAGAAAGCAGTTGGGACACAGCTATATTCACAAGGCAGAAAACATACATAGAGCACATAACTCATAATGATTTAGTTCCTGTTGATGAACCATACAACGATATTAAATGTGCAGGTATGCCACAGAAATGCAAAGATTTATTTAACAAATCAATGCAGGGTTATGAAGCAAAGGAGAGTGATAATTATACGCAAAGTGAATTAAAATTCTTAGAAACAAAAAGAGACTATAGTGATTTTAAAGTTGGATTATGTGTCCCCGGAAAATTACTGCCAAAAAGAATAAAAGGTGGTGTGTTATTGGTGGACACGACATATGAAATGAGGTGAAACATTGAGATAAACAAATTATTAATTATGTTACTAAATCATAAAAAGCAAAAATTGGTTTATAGGAATTGTGGCATATGCCCTCATTCGCTATCATGTGATTATTGTGACATATACTTTATGCAAAGAGATATTAAAGATGCAGTACGGCATTTAAAGGAGGGAAAAATATGATAACATGGTTAGTAGATTTATATTACAGATACAAAGCAAAGAAACATGAAAAAACTTGTAATCATATTTGTTGTTTTTGTAAGTACAGATATGATTGTGATTATTTTACAAGGGAGAGATAAAATTATGAATGATAAAATGGAAAAAGTAGTGCAGGAACTACGTAAAAGATTTAGAGGTTCAATCGAGTTTTATGATGTACCATATACAGAGCAGTATAAAATAGAATATTGCTTAAATGGGTTATACATAACAAAGTTATTATCATACGATTTTATAAAGAAAAAAGACACAAGGGAAATTGTATTATCATTAAACATATTAATTGCAACAGATATACACAATCATTTTTATAAGTAAAGGAGAAAATCTATAATAAATATAAATGAAAATAATAAAAAATTTGCAGAATTTGCATTGGAAATAATAGAAAATAAATATAATATTTTATTCAATTCTTATTATACGTCATTACCTGATTATGATTGGAGTACATTATCAATAAGTTTTAGGATTAATCTTAAAAACAATTCTGTAAAAGTACCTATTAATTACAGAGTACAATCAATAGATAATTTAGTCGATACTATTTCAAAAAAATTGATGTATCAATTTTAAAAAGTTATCTGAAATAAAACAAAAAGGCAAGAGTTTTTACTCCTGCCTTTTCTATATCTATAACTATTGCAGAACACAAGCGCACAGCATTTACGACAATACACACTAGCGTTATCTTCCAAACGTGCTACCTAGCAGTATCAAGTGAACATACAACAGCAGATACCTAATAACTGATAGTCTTGAATAAGACTTCCTTACATTTAAGGTTCTTAAATCTAAAACAACCTTTTTCAAAATAGTATCTTAACTGACTGATAAATAAATCATTCTGCTTTAACATAACATAATTAATATCATGGTCATTAACAGTAACACTTATTTTACTTCTAAAGGTACTATCTGCTTTATCATCAATATATAAGAAACCCTGCTCGCTAAATTGTTTTACAGCATAATCATGGTTCATGTACCTTAGTGTCGCAACATATTTTCCTTTTCCTACTGGTGTATCAATAAAAGCAGTGTTATCATTTAAGTACACATTTTCACTTGAATATGCGACATACTGATTATTCTTAAATGCTCTATTAAAACCGCTCTCTTTTTGTGCTTTACTTGCAGTTTCTATGAAACCACTTTCCAGTACAAATCCATCACCTTTTAAGAAATTAGTTTCACTGTTTAATCTTTCAGATATTCCCAACTCTGTATAATAAGGATTGATAATACTAACCGCATTACTTAACATATATACTGGAAGATACCTTGCCTGCTCTCCATGACCTCTTGCTATACTGGTGTGTACGCTAATAAATTTTCTTATTTCATCACTGCAATAGTGATTAGTTTCACTTTGAAATTCATCGAATAACATACTATCAGTATCACTAAGTAAGTGACTATATTTTTTCAACTGGTCTGCGCTATTTAAACTTATAGCATAACCACAGTGTTGTTCATTTAAAAACAAACTATGATAGATACCACTTGCACAGCGTTCACTTTCCATAGTGTAATTACTAAAAAATAATGTTTGTAAATCCTTAAAAAACTTATTAGATACATCATCAAGCTCATAGTTGTACCTATAAATTAAACAGAATTTTTTACCGTATTTTAGAAATCTGTTGATTAACAATCTACCAAAATAGGTTGTCTTACCACCACTTCTATTAGTGGTACACAAAAATAGTTCAGGCTTTAAACCATTTATATCTTTCATTGATAACAATTTAGTCCCGTCATAGTATTTATTTTCACTCATATTGTTGTACTCTTTTCTTAATTTTGACTATAATTATCTCAATTTATTATATCATAATTATTGCAAAGTTTCAAGTAATATGATATAATTAAAATAGAATAAAAAAAGAAAGGAGATATAAACATGGATATAAACGTAGTTATGCAGGCTATCACAACAGTAGGCTTTCCTATAGTAATGTGTTTATGTTTAGCATGGTACTGTATGAAACTGAATGAAAGTCATAAGAATGAAACAGATAGGTTTACCACTGCATTAAATGAAAACACATTAGTATTGCAGAAATTGTGTGACGTTCTGAACGTAGAAAGAAGTGATAAGAATGAGTAAAGTTGACACATACACAAACTATATGATTGCAATAGCAAATGACAATTCACATGGATATTCACAGATTAATAGAGGTGGTAATCCTGACTTTGACTGTAGCTCATTAGTTGGTCATGCTCTTGCTAAAGCAGGGTTTAATGTAAATTCCAACAGTACAACAAGGAATTTGTATGAACAGTTGAAACGTTGTGGTTTCACTTCATGCAACAGACCTTTTAAAAAAGGCGATATTCATTTAGCAGTGGGTCATCACGTATGCGTATCAACAGATAGCGAACACATAGTTCATGCAAGCATTGACGAAAACGGAACTACAAAAGGAAGCAAAGCAGGAGACCAAACTGGCAGGGAAATTTGTATACGAAAATATTACAATCCTAGTTATGGTTGGTCATATCATTTACGCTATAATGAAAAAAGTAAAGGAAGTGCAAGTTATAGTATGAATACTTTAGAAAGAGGTTCATCAAATATTGACGTATCAGTTTTTGAAATACTAATGAAAAAGTTAGGTTATTACAGTGGTAGCATTGATACAAAATATGGTGCAGGATGTGTAAGTGCTTGTAAGAATTTTCAGTCAAATTATGGATTGACTGTTGACGGAAAGTGTGGTAAAAACACATGGAATAAACTTTTTAGTTTAGGTATAAGATAATGGCATGGATTGTTAAAGTAGGAGTAGCTCAATATTTAACACAGTCTGAAATGAAAAACAATGCTACTGAGTTCTATAGTTATTTCAACAGTAAAGGTTTTACTATTGAAAGCGTAGCAGGTATGTTAGGTAATCTTCAACAGGAGTCAAATATTAACCCTGGTATGAAACAAACAGCTAGTGCAAGTAGTGGTTGGGGGTTGATACAATGGACACCTAGCAGTAACCTAACAAATTATGCAAAAGCACAAGGTTCTGATTGGGCTACTGGTGAAATACAAACACAGTTAATGTGGGATGAAATAATAAACAGATATGGTGGACAATGGATACCTAAACCTGCGCTAGGATATAGTTATACTGGTGATGAATTTTCAAAACTAACTGATGTCTCCGAAGCGTGTAAAGCATATCTATATGAAAGAGAACGTGCAGGAATTGAAGCATTGAGTAAGAGATTAACATATGCTAGTAACTGGTATGAATACTTAACTGGAGTTACACCGCCTACACCACCCACACCAATTAAGCGAAAAGGTATGCCAGTTTGGATGATGTGCAGACCAATATTTTAAATAGAAAAGAGGTGATAATATGGCAGTACTTTCACATGATGATTTTATGAGTGCAGTAAGAGGTTTAGCAGGAGATAACGCTGATGATAATACTCTTACTATGATTGAAGATTTTACTGATACATTCAATGACCTTGAAACACGTGCAAAAGATACTACTGATTGGAAAGCAAAATATGAGCAGAATGACAATGAGTGGAGAGAAAAATATAAAGCGCGATTTTTTGAGGGAAGTGCAGGCACAGACTCTGCAACAGTAATTAAGGAACAAAAGGAAGATATTACCGATGACGGTAAGGAAATTACCTTTGATGATTTATTTAAAGAAAGAGAGGGCTAAGAATTATGGCTACAAAACCAAAAATTAAAACACTTACTAATTCAAGCGTTGATATCTTAAATGCAATAAGAAATAACGCAAGCACAAATTACAGAGATTATGTACCGCAGGCTACAGCAGACTCTGACTCAATCAGAGAAATCGGTGCAGTAATTATGGACTACCCTGCTTTACAGAATGAGTTTTTATCAGCACTCGTAAACAGAATAGGTAGAGAAATTTTAACAAGTAAATTATACGACAATCCATGGGCTATGTTTAAAAAAGGTATGCTCGAATTTGGTGAGTCTATCGAGGAAGTATTTGTTAATATTGCAAAGCCGTTTCAGTTTGACCCACAGGTTGCAGAGTCAAATGTATTCAAGCGTGAAATTCCTGACGTGCGCAGTGCATTTCACATTATGAATTATCAGAAGTACTACAAAGCTTCAATCTCAAATGACCAGTTGAGACAGTCTTTTCTGTCTATTGACGGTGTTACAGATTTAATTGCTAAGATTGTGGACGCTATGTATACTGGTGCTAACTACGACGAGTTTCAGACTATGAAGTATATGCTTGCAAAACATATCTTAAATGGACTGATGAACCCAGTTACCATTCCTGCTATTAACACAGCAAACATGAACAGTATTGTTAGTACTATCAAGGGAGTATCAAATAAGTTTACTTTCCTTAACTCAAAGAATAACCTTGTAGGAGTTATGAACCATACACCTAAGCAGGAACAGTATTTGTTAGTTAATTCACAGTTTGACGCTACTATGAATGTCGAAGTACTTGCAAGTGCTTTTAACATGGATAGAGCAGAATTTGACGGACACCATGTACTTGTAGATAGCTTTGGTGATTTAGACAACGAGAGATTAAATATTCTCTTTGCTGATGACCCAACCTATACAGAGATAAGTCAGGAAGAACTTGAAGCACTTGATGCTATCCCTTGCGTTTTAGTAGATAGTGATTGGTTTATGATTTTTGACAACTATCAGAACTTTACAGAACAGTACAATGGTGAGGGTCTGTATTGGAACTACTGGTATCACGTATGGAAAACATTTAGTGTGTCTCCGTTCTCAAACAATGCGGTATTTGTTGCAGGCACACCTGCTGTAAAGACAGTTACAGTTACACCTAGTGAAGCTACAGTTAGTGCAGGTGGACAGATACAGTTAAGTGTTACTGTTGATACTGACAACTATGCACCACAGAGTGTTATATGGAGTATTGCTACTGGTGATGATAAGGCTAGTATCTCAAGTACTGGTATGCTTAAGATTAATAGTGGCGCTGAAGCAGGAACTATTACAGTTAAAGCAACTAGCACGTTTGATAGTACAAAGTCTGATACTGCAACTATTACAGTTGCGTGATATTAATACAGCAGGAGAGCGTGATTGCTTTCCTGCTATTGTAAAGGTGGTGGAGATATGCAGATACAACCTAATAGTATTATCAAATTGTGTAGTGGTGTACCGATAGATAGTAGTTATAAAGATACTATTTATTTTGGAAATAGAGAAGCACAGAAAAGTTATTTTGATAGTAAAGTTAGTAGGACTATGGACAAAGCTAGTTTTCAAAGAATTAATGGACAGCAGGGTGTTGTGAGAATGAATGCAGGTGCAGAGAATATTTATAACTGCAATTATATGATGTTTCAGAATACCAACTATGCTACTAAATGGTTTTATGCTTTTATTACTAATATTGAGTATGTAAACGATAAAGTTAGTAATGTATATTTTACTATTGATGTTATACAAACATGGTTTCTTTTTGACTGTACTCTTAAAGAGAGTTTTGTCGAAAGAGAGCACCATGTAACTGATAATACAAATGACTGTTTAGTTGGTGAAAATATACCGACAGGACAAATGATGTATGACCAACCAATTAAAAGTGGAATTTTTAAAGATTGGTGCTTAATAATAGTAAGTGGAGCAGATGAACAGGGTGCTATTTCAGAATTACAATATAATTACAATGGTATGTATTCACCATGTATGTTAATATATTGCGATAATGACCAACATAGTTTAGCAGAGTTTTTAATGGCACTTGACAATAAAGGAAAAACAGACCAAATAATTAATATAATATTGACACCAAAATCAGTCATAAAACACTTATTAACAAACGGACAAACATTAACAAATAAAAAGCCTATTTATGGACTTAAACAAAATGAACCAATACCTTTTCAGATAAATAAACCAACAAATAAAGTAGGTTCATATATACCTAAAAATCATAAATTACTATGTTATCCATATACTTATTTAACATTAAGTAATGGCAGTGGTAATAGCATTGACTATCGTTATGAGTTGTTTGATGATGTAAGCGGTAAATGCAATTTTGAAGTATTTAGCGATGTTATTAACGGTTATTATATGGCTAGTCCATTAAATTACAATGGTACAAGTAAAGGACAAACAACAAGAGCAGGAGATACAACAATAAATTTTGACTTTAGTTTAACACTTGACAATATGCCAATTGTTCCGTGGAGCAGTGACACATTTAAAGTATGGTGGGCGCAAAACAAAGTAAGTGTTCAAAGTAATATAGCAACTGGTTTAGCAAAACTTACACTAGGAGCAGGCTTATCAGAAGCACAACCAATGATACCAACAGGCGGTGGAATATTCCATCAACCAAAAGCACCGGAATTAAATCCTAGTACATCAATTAAGTTGGCAGGAAATGGACAATTTGATATGAATAATGTCATGCGTCCGATGTCTCCACAATACATTGGTAATGGTAATATGAGTAGTAATCCAATTGAGTCTGCTATGCAGGCAGGAATGGTTGTTGGTGGTTATTCTGATATTAAAAACAGTTTAATTCAAATGCAACAAGCCAAGACATTGCCAGTTAGTTCAAAAGGTGGTGGCGGTAATAATGTTATGTTAGATACTACATTCCTTGATTTCTATAGTATGAACACTCATGTTCATCCTAAGATAGCAAAAATAATTGATGATTATTTTACTATGTTTGGATATGCAACTAATGAAGTAAAAGTGCCTAATATCAATGTAAGACCACATTGGACTTACACTAAAACACAACAATGTAATTTAGTTAGTATTAATTGTAGTAACAATGATGTAACAGCTATTAAAAATATTTTTAACAATGGAATAACATTTTGGAAAAATGCTAATGAAATAGGTAACTATTCATTAGATAACAGACCTAGTTAGAAAAGAGGTGAGACAATGAATAGAAGAGGTAGAAAAGTACAATCCGAAGCATTCCTGCAAAATCAGAGGACATATCTACAGTATGTTAATAGGTTGACAGAATTAAGCATTTCAATGTTTGATTGGAAAAACCTACCAAGTACTATTGATGCGAGATTTTTAGAACTAGCACTTTTTAATGACGGAATGGCAGTATTTTTTCAGGATGAAGTCATGGGTTATTTAGGACTACAAGTTATGGTTGGGGGCGCACTTGATATTTACAGAATACCTGTTACTCGAACAGCCTTTGCACAAAATGGGTATCAAATGAAACTTGACCCTAGCAACAGTGTTATTATTTTTAATAATATGCTACATACTAACAGTATACTTGATGTACAGGAAATGAGTAAAAGGTTGTATGAAATACAGAGAACTATTGACGTAAATGTAATACAACAGAAAACTCCTAAAATTATTACTTGTACTGAAAATCAGAGGTTAGTAATGAAAAATTTGTATGCACAGTATATGGGTAATGAACCATTTATTTTTGGTGATAAGAATTTAGACCTAAGCGGTATTAAGACACTTGATACTACAAGCCCTTATGTTGCTGATAAGTTGTATGATTTAAAGACTCAATATTGGAATGAAGCATTGACGTACTTAGGTATTAGTAATGTTAATACTGTAAAGAAAGAAAGAATGATTACTGATGAAGTACAAAGAAACTTAGGTGGAACTATTGCTAGTAGGTATTCAAGATTGTTTATGAGACAGCAGGCTTGCGAGCAGATTAATAGAATGTTTGGTTTGAACATTAGTGTTGATTATCGCGAGGATATGCAGTTACTTGATACGTTTAATGTCAGTGAAGCTAATTTAAGTAATGAGATTGATATAGGTAAAGGTGGTAATAATGAGTAAGTACACAACAAAGGTAAGATTTATTTGTGAAAATAGTGCAGGCTTGAGTGAGAGTGAGGGTGCAGACAATATTGATAGTATTTTAGATAGATGTTGGAATAAGGTTTTTAATTTTGACTTTCCGATATTTGATGAAAACTATAGACAGGTCTTGTGCAGGAAAATATTGAAGCACTATTATACAAGGGAGATAGCACATGAGACTGTGGGCAGGTGGAAGCTTGCGTTAAATACTAAGCTTAATGAGATTATGCCTTATTATAATCAGTTGTATAAAAGTGAGTTGCTTGAGTTCAATCCTTTTTATGATGTTGATTTGACTAGGAGTAGAGAGGGTAGCGGTACAAGAGATACGACTGGTAGTAGTACTAGTAATAGAACTAATAGCAATACAGAGACCAATCAAAATGAGACTAAAGATGTGAATAGTGCTAGTGGTACAAGTAATACTGATACCTTGAATAGATTTAGTGATACACCACAAAATAGCATGGACACACAGGGCATTGCTGATAGCGTTCCCTTGACTACAGTTACTAAGGTAAATGAAGATAATATTACAACTAATAATAGCACTGATACAATTACAAGTAATGGAAGTAAAACTGGAAATAGTACTGAAAATGTGGCAGGAAATAATACAGAGAATGTTAATAGCACTGATAAATATATTGAGACAGTTAAAGGTAAACAGGGAACAGAAAATTATAGTAGTTTATTAAAGAAATTTAGAGAGACTTTTCTCAATATTGATATGATGATTATTGAGGATTGTAGTGATTGTTTCTTTACTTTATGGTAAAGGGAAAGAGAGGTAATAATGGACACAAATTATAAGGACTTAACAGAGTTCAGGTTTTGGTGCTTTAAAGTGTTACCACTAATGTATGATGATAAATTAAGTTATTATGAAGTTATCTGCAAATGTGTTAATTATATTAATAACTTGATTGAAAATGATAAAGCTATTAGTAATGATGTTGAACAGTTAAAGCGGGAAATGAAGCAGGTGCAGGAATGGATTGATAATTATAATACTAGCTTTGCAGATAGTATTATCAGAGAGTACCTTGCTACTATGATATTTGTTACTATTAGTGACAGTGGTTATATTATTTATAATATTCCTGCTAATTGGAAGAGTATTACATTTAATACTACTGGGTTGGATATTGGGAATAATATCGGTGTTGGTAACTATGACTATGGTCATTTAGTATTAAGCTATTAAGAAAGAGAGGTAAGAGTAATATGAGTGACGGATTAATTAACAGACAGTATGTTGGTGCTAGGTATGTACCGAAGATTATTGGTGAGTGGAACAAGGCTTTACAGTATGAAGCGTTGAGCGTGGTGACGTATATGGGTAATAGCTTTACGAGTAAAGTGCCAGTGCCTGCGAATGTTGATATTACTAATGGTAACTATTGGGTTAATACCGCTAATTATAATGCACAGGTTGCAGAATACAAAGAAATAGTAGTAAAAGAAATTGAAGATAGAAAAAATGCTAATAAGGATAATATTTTATGGATTGGTGACTCATACAGCGAAAACTATAATCATAAACTACCTAATGGTGTACGTGATATGCTTAATGCTAAAAACTGGTATGAGTATAGTAAAGGTGGAGCAGGTTTTGTTGGCAAATGGGCAGGTATTGACTTTAATGGCTTAATTGATGAAGCCAAAAATAAAATGAGTAATACTCAAAAAGAAATGATAAAGTATGTGTATATAGTTGGTGGTGCTAATGATAGCAATTTTACTTGGAATGAAATTAGACCTAAAGTTATTAGTACTGTTGCTAATGCTAGAAATAGTTTTCCTAATGCACAAGTTTGTTTTATATTTGCTAGTAGTGCATATACTGAATACTTAAATTTATTTACTAAAACTAAAAATATATCTAACGATAACTTAATGCCTTGTATATTTGCTATGCCATATTATTATTTAAGTGGCGCATTTTACAACTCTGATAATTTGCATTATACAGAGGGTGCAACTAATTATATTATAAGCATTATATCTAATTTAATATGTGGTTCAAGTTATATTCCAACTATCACATATAATATTGGAAATGCTTGCTTTGAGGGTTGGACTCCTGTTAGTAAACAACTACAGGTTTCCGCACCTAGTGGTGTACTGAAAATATCAACCCCATATTTGAGTTTATCAAAAAGTGTTGAACAGCCTTTTGAAACTGATGAATATGGTAATACTATATTATTAAAAAGTAAACCTATTAGTGATACTGATAGAGACGTATTTCCACTAATACCAACTAGAATGTTTGTACAACTAAAAATTAAAAATATTACTTATACTGATTATTTAGAGTGTGCATTAAATAAGACAACACACCAATTAATATGGTCAACAGATAATCAATATCCTGCTACCAAAGACATGATTATAAAAATTATGGGATGATATTAGACACCTAAGCACGTGTATAAACTGCTTATTTTTGTGACTTGCTGACGTGCTAACGCTGTACTACTGCAACGCGTTACCACTTTACCACTGCGCAGTGCTAACCTTGTACCGGAGGGCGGTATGCGGTGGGTACCAAAAAAACGAAGTGATGTACCAG